CGACTTGTCGGCCTGCTCGAAGTAAAGCTCGGCGCCGTCGTAGCGCGCGATGCCGATGGGCGCTCGGGCGGCGTCGACGATCCATCTGTCGCGCGGGTCGATCGGCTCCCTGGTCAGCCCGGCCGGCAATGTGATCGACATGTCAGTCCTTTCGCGACGCTGGCGTCGCACCGACGCTTCGGTGGCTCGGCGCGGGTCTGTGGAGACGCGAGCCGGCAATCAAAAAAATGGCGGGCACCCTCGCGGACGCCCGCCGAAACACTTCAGGAGGAGACAAACCTGCGCCGCCCGCCGGGCCGGCCGCTGTGGACCGGCCCGGGGCGCTGCTGCCGGACGGAGGAATGCGGGTGCCGGAACGCGCGCGAGTGCGCACGCGCCGGCGATCGGGCCGCGCCGGGCCCGGCCGGATCAGGCCGGCGGGTTGACGGTGGGCTTGACCATCGGGTGGCCGAGCACGCACACGGCGGCGAGCACCGCGGCGGAGGCGTTGGCGGCCGGGGTGATGGTGAGCTTGGTGTAGCGCTTGTTGCCGCGGTAGCCGAGCTTGAAGACCTTGTCGTCGTCCGAGAAGACGAACGAGGCGAGGGCCTCGGTGCCGAGCAGGTCGGCGTCGGCCACGGCCGCGAAGCCGCTGCCGGAGGCGTCGGACTCCTCGAGCAGGACGGTGAAGGTGGCGTCGGCGTCGGCGAGGCTGCCGGAGGCGATGAGGTAGGTGACGGACTCGTAGCCCTGGCGGTCGATGACCTGGCCGACCTGGGCGGTGTTGTCCGAAACGCTGGCGGGGCTCAGGACCCGCTTGACGTTGATGGCGTTGAAGAGGTCTCGCATGGCGATCTCCGAGGATGGATTGATTGGACTGCGGCAGGTGCTGCCGCGGCGGCCCGGTTTGGACGCGCCGCCGCGTGCGTGGAGGCGGGGCCGGCGGTGTGGTGCCGGCTGCCCGCGTCCGCGCGATCAGGAGGTGCCGAACTTGAGGAGCTTGATGGCCTCGAAGTGCTTCACGCCCCCGCCGACGCGCCGGCTGAAGTGGAACTTGGTGGTGCCCTTGGCGGTGACCACGTCGCGGATCAGCACGGTGCCGCGCCGGTCGACGATCTGGTAGCCGCGCTGGAAGTTGCCGTAGGCCACGCTGTAGCTGTTGGCCGCGATGACCGGCATGTAGTCGTCGATGGCGACGGGCGCGCCGAGGAAGGTGCCGGCCGGGCCGCGCGCGGGGTCGGGATTCCACAGGTAGTAGCTGCCGCTGCCGTCCTTGAACTGGCGCATGACGGCCAGGGTGGAGTCGGCCGTCAGCAGCACGGCGCCCGAGCGGTAGGTCTGCTTGAGCGAGTGGATCAGGTCGATGACCTTGTCGGCCTTGTTGCTGGCGGCGAAGTCGCCGGACACGCCGGTGGCGATGTAGCCGAGCTTGCCCCAGGCGTAGCTGGCGTTGGCGACCATGGTCTCGGACAGGAAGCCCTTGGCCTGCTTGACGCCGGTGCCGTTGATGAAGGCGTTGGCTTCGAGCTCGCGGAAGGTGATGCCGGCCTCCTCGGCGAGATCGGCCTCGAGGTCGTACATGCTGTCTTCGAGCATGTCGTTGTAGACCCAGGGCTCGGCGTACATGCGGTGCGCCTGGATCTCGATTTCGGAGTACTGGTTTTCGGTGGACTCGGCCGAGGCCTCGCTCTCACCGACCCAGCCGCCGGAGACACCGCGGGTCTTGACCAGCTTCTTGTAGCTCGGGCCGCCGATGGTGCGCACGGAGGCGAGGCTGCGGAAGGTGGTCTCGACGGCGGCGAAGCGGTCGATGGCGGTGTCCATCTCGGGGGTGGTCAGCAGACCGCCGTCCGGGCCGGACTGGCCGCTCATGGCCTTGCGCTCGAGCGCGCGCAGGGCTTCCTTGTCGCCGCCCTTGCGCAGGTAGTCGCCGAGCGCGGCGCGGTATTCGGCCATCTCGGGCGTGTCGGCCGCGCCGTCGGATCCGGCACCGGGACGGCCGAGCTTTTTCTCGATCAGGTCGGCGCGATCGACGATGGCCTTGATCTGCTTGCCGACTTCCGACAGCTCGGTGTTGATCTTGGCGACCTGCTCGATCGCATCGGCGCTGGCGTGGCCCTTCTTCTCGACTTCCGCGAGGCGGGCGTCGTTGGCGGTCTTGAATTCGGCCCAGGCCGCGGCTTGCTTGTTGATCAGGTCCTTGAGGTTGACGTCGCCGCCGCCGTCGCCGGACTTGCGTTCCATGCGGACTTCGCCAAGGGCCATGCCGAGCGCGGCGAGGCCGAAGCCGGAGCCGCCGAGGCCGGTGGAGAGGCCGAGGACCTGCAGGGGATCGCTGCCAGCGGCAGGAAACAGTACGTTGAGCGCGAGCACTGCGAACGCGAGCGCGATCGCCAGCCAGACGCCGGGGTGGTTGCGGAGGGTTTTCATGTCGGTTCCTTGTGTGGAGGTTCCTGGATGCGGACGCGCACCGGCAGCCGGATCCGCGACTGCGCGGCCGGCGTGGAGCACGCCTGCGGGTGGTGGGCGGTCAGCTGCCCGAGAGCACTGCGATGCTTCGGCGGAGGGCCTCGGCGATCTCGGCGTCGTCACCCGCGTCCCGCGGATCGAACGACTTGAAGCCGTCGGCGACGATGCGCCTGGCTTCGGACTGGGAGAAGCCCACGTCTCGTAGGGCTCGTTCCGCGTCCCGCACGGTCAGGCCGCTTTTCACGGACTGCACGCGCGCTTTGGGGTTGGCCGGAAAGGTCACGAGGGACACTTCCAGCAGGTCGACTTTCTTGAGCGTGCGCCGCGGCTCTTCGGGCCGGCTGCGCATGCTCCACTCTTTCGGGATGTAGCCGATGGAGAGGCCGTCGATGGCGGGCCTGGGGTCCATCTTGAGCAGGCCGTAGGCTTCGCGGCCGCGCGGGGTGTCGGCGAACTTGCCTTCGAGCTTGAGGCCGATGGAGTCCTCTTCCATCGTGGTCCAGATGCCGACCGGGGTCATGGATTCGCTGTCCATCTGCCAGCCGCCGTGCTGCACGAGCATGGCCGGCCAGGGGTTGGCGCCGCTCTTGGCGCGGCCGATGGTCTCGGCGAAGGCGCCCTTCTGGATGACGTCGCCGTAGGCGTCGACGTTGTCGAACACGGCGCCGTAGCCGCTGAACGTCATGCCGGCATCGGCGCCGGCGAGCTTGATGTCGCGCAGGCCGACGGCCATGTGCTCGGCGGTGGCGGATTTGCGCTGGTAGTCGCCGACGCGCTGGGAGACGGCGATCGCGAGGGCGGCGGATTGTCGCAGGTGGATCATGGGCGCTCCGTTGTGAGTCACTTGGCGGCGGGATCGTTCGGCGGGGTGTCGGCGCCGGGTTCGGCCATGTTGAGCGGGACGCGGTATTCGTCGCCGCCGTCGTAGGGGTTCATGTCTTCGAGCCCGCGGATTTCGTTGGGGTTGAGCGCGCCGATGCCGTACATCGACGTGTAGTACCTGGATCGCTCCGCAGCGGAGCCGCGCATCAGGGCCTGCGCGGTGAATTTTGTGTAGTAGCCCTGCTTGACGGCCTGCATGCCGAGCAGGTTGACGTCGGCGGACTGCTCGAGGCGCACGAACCACGGCATGAGGGTGTGCGTGACGTGGGCGATGAGGAGCTGCTCCACGGAGGCGTAGGTGGTAGTCTTCTCGCCGGCGCCGATCATGATGGGCATGACCCGGATGAAGCGGCAGATCTCCTCGACCTGGAACTTGCGGCTCTCGATGAGCTGGGCGTGGTCGTTCTGCTGCGCGAGCGGCGTGTACTTGAGACCGCCGGAGAGGATCGCAGTCTTGTACGCGTTGGCGGCGCCGCCCATGCTGGCCTGCCAGGATTCGCGCAGCTTGGCGATCTGCTCGTCCTTGAGCTGCATGTCGCTGGTGAGCACGCCGCCCGGGCGCGCGCCGTTGCCGAACATGCGCGCGCTATGTTCCTCAGTGGCGAGCGCCATGCCGAGGGCTTCGCGGGCATTGCGCACGGCGTCGAGACCGAGCCAGCCGTTCCACGAGGGCCCGCGCAGGTGCCACATTTGGCCGGCGGGCACGGGCTGGCTGCTGCCGTCGGCCAGGCGCAGCGTGTAGCTGAGCGACATGTCGGGGGCGCGCCGCACGGTGACCTGGCCGGGCTCGTAGGGCAGGAGCTCGAGGAGCCGGCCGCCGACGCCGAGGTTCTTGAACACGTAGGCGTTGCCGCAGAAGACCAGGTGCAGCGCGAGCATCTCGCGGAACTCGAACGAGGTCTGCCACTCGTTGGGGGCGCTGGAGAGCAGCCAGTAGAGCGGATGGTCGGCGGCCTCGTTGCGCTCGCGGTCCTGCTTGCGGTACACCTTGAACGGCACTTGCGCGAGGCCGTCGGCGATGACGCGCGCGCAGGCGAACATGGTGGAGACCTGCAGCGCGGTGGTGGCGCTGATGGCGGCGCCGGCCTTGGTGCCGCCGATGGTCTCGAAGAACTGCCGGAAGGTCTCCCAGGTGCCGGCTTTTGACTCACGCGAGAAAAGGACGGGCCAGCGCAGAGATATGTTCATCGTGGCCGCAATCAGTCGAGGGCGTGGACGCCGACATCGGCGGCAGCTTCGGGCCGCACGAGCATGCGCCCGAGGGCCATGATGAGGGCGACGACGCCGTCGATCTTGTTCTCGGGGCGCTCCTTGCGCGGATAGATGTTGTCCTTGGCGTCGACCTGCGCGGTGACGTTTGACATCATCCACGCGAGCACGGGGTCGCCGTTGTGGTGGATCCGGCCTTCGAGCGTGAGGGCCTCGAGCTGCTTCATGGGCTCGCTGAAATTGAGCACGGTGGGCCGCATCTCGACCATCGGCAGGCCGTCCTCGAGCAGGTGGCTGGCGAGCTGGGTGGCCTGGTAGGGGTCGTACCCGGCTTCGAGCACCTGGTGGGCGCGCGCGTCGTCGCGGATGTCGTCCTCGATGAGGTCGAAGTCGGTGACGTCGCCGGGGGTGACGGTGAGCCAGCCCTGCTCGCGCCAGCCGGAGTACTGGCTGTTGGCGGGCAGGCGCTTGCGTTCGCCGTCCTCGCCTTCCTCGGTCTCGCCGGTGGCGAGCTTGTAGGCCCGCTCGGGGAGGTAGTGGCGGGCGAACACGAAATACTGGTCGTCGCGGCGGAAGAGCTTCACCGCGGCGGCGATGTCGGTCTTGCTGGCGAGGTCGAGCCCGAGCACGCACTCTTCGCCACCGAAGTCGGTCTCGTCGAGACTGGCGTCGGCGCAGCGGTCCCACGCGGCCATGTCCATCCAGGCGGTGCCGGCGTTGACCCAGATGTTGAGCCGCTTTGTGAGGAAGTTGTTGAGCGCGGAGGGCTGCGCGCGGGCGCGGCGGGAGGCGGCGAGCATGTCCTCGGTCTTGACGCTGATGCCGAGGTTGGGGTTCGCCTTCCTCCACAGCACGGGGTCGTGGTAGCGCTTGGCATTGATGTCGGAATCGTCGAGGGTGTAGATGACGCCGAACCAGTTGGGGTCGTCGATCTGGCCCTTGAGGACCTTGATGGTGTAGTCGCGCAGCTCGTAGCAGATGCCGGCGCGATCGCTGCCGGCGGTGGTGATGGCGGACAGTAGCGGCTGGGCGCGGGCACCGGTGGCGGTGTCGATGACGTCCCACACGGCGCGGGTCTTGTGGGCGTGGAGTTCGTCGACGACGGCGCCGTGGACGTTGAGTCCGTCGAGCGTGCTGCCCTCCGCATTGAGCGGCTTGAAGCTGGACGCGGTCTCGGCGATGGTGATGTCGTGCTTGCCGACGTCGACGCCGAAGCGGGCGCGGAACTCGGGCTCACGCAGAGCCATGTTGCGCGCGACGTCGAACACTTCACGGGCCTGCTCGCCGGTGGTGGCGGCGCTGTAGCAGTGGGCACCGGGCTCGCCGTCGGCGGTGAGCAGGTAGAGCTGGCGGGCGGCGGCGCGGGTGCTCTTGGCGTTCTTGCGGGCGACCTCTTCGTAAGAGCGGCGGAAGCGGCGCAGGTCGGTGAGGCGATCGCGCCAGCCGAAGAGCTGGATCTCGGTGAAGATCTGCCAGTCTTCGAGCTGGATCTTGGCGTACTGGAACGCACCGTCCACGTACACGGGCTTGGCCCACTCGCCCTTGATGTGGGGCAGCAGCTCGATGAAGCGGCAGGCGCGCGTGCCGGCCTCGGCGTCGAACGTGTAGGGCCACGCGGCGATGGCGGCGTCGGCGGCGAGGCGCAGTTCGTGGGTGGCGGCGGGGTCGGAAGTGGTGGGCGCGCCGGCCGCGGAGTCGGCGGCGGCGATGGCGGCGTCGACCTGGGCGGTGCGCGCGAGGTCGTCGAGGAAACGCTGGCAGGCGAGCCGCTCGAGGAGACCAGCCACCTCGGCACCAGCGACGACGCGACGCGCGTAGCCGAGGGCTCGTTCGAGGTGGGAGACGGTCATGTGCGGTCCGTGGATGTGCGCGGCGTGTGTACGGTCGAAGGGGCTACTTGAAGGCGGCAAAACCACCCTGCGATGCGGGCGGGGGCTTGTCGCCATCGCCGGAATCAGGCTTGTCGTTCGGGAACAGCTGCAGCTGCGCGCGGATCGCTGTGGAGACGGCGGCACGCGCGTCCGGCTTGAGGCCGAATGCATCGAGCATCCGCCAGAGC